ACCAAAGAGATGCCATATTTATCGCAAGAACGACCACACTATCAATCTTATGGTATCAGTGGAACATCCATTCAAGGCGGCTACATCACAGGGAAAGAACAAAATCCAGCTTTATCAGGCCGTTCATGGACGAGAGAAGCTGAAGACATGTTGGCAACTGATCCAATTATCAGAAGATCTTGGAGCTTGGTTAAGCAAACTCTATTGTCAGCAAAATGGGAATTTAAGGCTGGTCGAGATGGTGATCAAACAAGTGAAGAGCTTGCAAGATTTGCAAACGAGGCTTTTGGCTTTAAGAGTTATCCAGGTATGATGGAGATCAGCTTTGAGGATCAACTAAACTATCTTTTAGAATTTATCCCTCATGGTTGGAGATATGCAGAAGAGATTTACTGTGTTGCTAAAGACTCCATTGGAAAAGAGAAGGTATTTTTAAAACGATATGCTGATCGTGAGCCTTCATCTCATCAGCAATGGCTTTCAGTGGATAAGCAAAATTTAGATGGTGTTATTCAAATTATGGTTGGCGGTGTTACACCTGAGCCTATACCTGCATCAAAACTTTTGCTATTGACTCTCAATCGTACAGGCTCAAACTTTGAAGGTATCGGACTTTTGCGTCCTTGTTGGTGGTGGTGGAAAGAAAAGCAAAGAGCGGCAACACTGATGGCAATTGGTCTTGAGAAATGGGCTGTGCCAACTCCACTGATCAAGGTCGATAGACAAGCGATTGATCAGATGGGCATCTCAAATGGTGATGTTGATGCTATGGTCAATGAAGCTCAAGCACAAGCTCAAGCTTATGTAGTGCAAGAGCAAAGTTATCTAGTAGAAAATAATATTGTTTCTTTTGATACCTATGGAGGATCATCAGGCTTTGATGCTAGCGGTGCTCTAAAAGTCATTCAAGAATGTGACAATCAAATCTCACAAGCCTTTATGGCTCAATTTATGAATTTAGGAATTTCTGACACTGGATCGAGATCAGTTGGTGAAGTGCATCTATCTGTATTTAGAAGAGCATGTATCAATTTTCTTGACTTGGTGGCTAGTGCAATCAGTGGACAAGATAGACGAGGGGGCGGAACTATTGGCCGTCTTATTCGTTGGAATTATGGAAACATTGAAGCAACTAAATTGCCTCGCTTGGTGCATAGCGGTCTTGATACTGATGCACTTGCTGAAGCTCTTGCTAGCTTGCCTTCATTGGTACAAGCTCAACTCTTGACACCTGATGATGATCTTGAGAGAGCAATCAGACAAAAGATCGGCGCTGGTCAATTGCCAATTGAAGCAACTAGAACGGCTCAAGATCGTGCTGTTGCGCAAAATCCAGCTTTAGCTATGGCTGAAAGATTGAGAGCAATCAGATGAACGAGAAACAAATATCACTTGCAAAACAAAGGTTGATGAATAGGCGATTTAATGCTTATCTCAATGCACCTAAAAAGTATGATGGAATAGATTTTACTCCACCTCAAGGGGCAAGAGATGCAGCAATCAGAGCATTAAAGAAACGAGCTGAACAGCCACCTTCAAAAAGAGGGATGACAGCCGTTGGGATTGCAAGAGCAAGAGATTTATCTAACGGCGTTACCTTATCACCTGATACCATTAAGCGAATGGTTGCATATTTCACAAGGCACGAAGTCGACAAGCAAGGCTCAACATGGGCTGAATATGGTAAAGGTCGACAAGCTTGGGATGGTTGGGGCGGTGATGCTGGTTATACTTGGGCAAAGAAAATTTTAGCACAAATGGAGAGAGCTGATGAGAAAGAAAAGGCATTGTCGGAATCTTCCTTGTCGTCCTCCAATCGTACTGACATTAAGGTATTTAGAGAAAGAATCAGGTTGGGAGAAATTGCTTTATATCCAGGATCAGACATTAAGGTGCTTTCTGTTGGTAAAGTCAACAGTCGCATCAATGGGAAGACGATTCAAGATGTCACGCCTTCGATCCTTGCTGAGATCGTAAGAGTATTCAAGGCAAGGCTCAATGAAGATCCCGTCATCATCGATTGGAATCATCAATCATCTCCCTTTATGGATAACGGACCAACTGATCCAACTCAATCGATGGCATACGGTGAAATCTCTGATGTATATGTAAAAGATGATGCGCTTTATGTGAAACCGTTATATACTCAAGCAGGCCTCGATCTAGTGAAAGCTAGTGAAGGTGTTTTATATCCATCACCTGAATTTCTAGTAGGTGATATTTATGCAAGGGAAGATGATCCAAAGCCAATTGGTTTTGCTCAACTTCAAGCCGTTACCTTGACGGCTAGACCAGCTCAATCTAAAAATAAAATCAGTCGTGTTTTACTCATGGAGAACATAATGAATCCAGAAGAATTAAAGGCTATGACAGCTGATCAACTCGTGGCTTTAGTGCTAGAAAAAGATCAACTCGTCAAGCAACTAGAGGCACAAGTTGAAGGCTTAAAATCTGAAAATGATCAACTCTCAGCACCTGAAGATGGTAGCATGAGCGGTGATGATGGCGAAGAGATTGCAATCAAACTTGACGGCGAAAACCTTGACAAGAAAAAGATGATGGAAGATGAAAAGAAAATGTCTGAAGCCACCGCTTTATCTGAAAAGGCACAAGCCAAACTAATGAATGAACTAAATGCACAAGTCACATCTTTGTCTGAACAAGTCAAGACCTTACAAGCTGAAAAACATCAAGCTGAAAGAAAGCTTGTTGTTGACGGCTTACTTAACACAGGCAAGATTGCACCTAGTGAAATTTCAGCCGTTGAATCAGCCTATGATATCAAAGACAAATTCCCTGCTATTTGGCAATCATTCAGTGAAAGAAAAGCAAATCAAGCTATCAACCTTTCTGAAAAGGGGCATGCTAGCACCGCTCAAGAGATCAGCTTTATCGATCAAGTGAATGAAATTAAAAAGACAAAAGGCATCACATTTTCAGAAGCCTTAAATGTCATGAAGAACGAACAACCTGATGCTTACATCAAACATTTCAAAGGATAATAACCATGAGCTTAAATAATCATGCTATCTATAAGACCTTTATCGCATCTGCATCTATCACCGCTTTGACCTTGGTTAAACTTGATAGCGATGCAAAAGTAACACCTTGCACAGCCTCAACTGATATCCCTGTTGGCGTTGCTCAACTTGCTGGTGCAAGTGGTGATGCTATCAATGTATGCATCAGCGGCGTTTCTCGTGTTGTTGCTGGTGGTACAATCACCGCTGGAACTAACTTTTTTGTTCAACCTGGTACCGCTGGCAAAGTTTATGCTTATGATGGCACAGGTGCAAGCACTCAAATTATCGCTGGTCGTTTCTTGCCAAATGTTGCAAATACTGCAGCAAGTGCAAATGAAGAAATCGAAATCCTTTTCAATGTCTCTTTAGGAGTCTAATCAAATGGCAAATTCTAGCTATAGCAATATCCATCCAGTCAACGAAATCCTTCGCAACCTTGCCATTGAAGCAATTCCTAGCGATGGACAACTGATCGCCGATCAAGTTATTGAAAATGTTGATGTCAAAGCAATTGGTCCAACAGGTACTCTCTTGATCGAAGAAACACGCAACTTCATGGGCTCTCCTGATGTTGATGCACAAAGAGCACCTGGTGCAGATCGTCAACGCATTGGCAACTTTGACCGTTCAAGCACAACCTTTTCAGCAAAGATTTATTCTTTAAGTGATGAAATTGCTCTTGAAGACATCAAATATTCACAATATCCAGGCAATGAAGAACAAAGATCATTCCGCAAGGTACAAAGATCAATGCTCTTAAATCGTGAAACTCGTTTAGCTAACCTCCTATTTGGTGCTAGCAATTGGGGCTCTTTCACCTCCGCTCTCGCATCTTTGGCAAACGGCTCAAATGGTACACAATGGAATCAAGCTGGTGCTGAACCATTGACTGATCTTCATGCTTTGATCGATGTTATTCGTGCAAATTCTCATGGGATCTTGCCTGATACTTTAGTACTTGGTTATGGTGCTCTTCGTGCATTATCTCGCAATGCTGAAGTAAGAGGCTTTTTCACCGCTGGTAGTACTCCATCAGGTACAGCATCAGGCAATCGCTTGATGAAAGATGACATGGTGATTTCCGTTCTCAAAGAAGTCTTAGGCATCCCAAATGTTCATGTTGGTCAAGCTCGTAAAGAGACAGCAAATGGTGGCTTAACTTCTTCTGAAGCTCAAGTATGGACTGATGATAGTGTTTTCATGGGTATCATGAAAGGCTCTGATGCAATTGCAAATAAGAATGGTGTTAAGGTTATGCCTGTTGCTGCTCTTAATTTTGTATATGAAGGTTATTCTTCAGGTGCTTATGATGATCTTGCTATGACAAAACGCACTGTTTGGATGGAACACACCCATCAAGATAAGATCATCGCTCAAAATTATGGTTTCCTCTTGACTGATTGTTTAGCTTAATGTTCGTATGCTTAATTGTCCTTATTGCCTTAATTCTCTCAATAATATGGTGCACCTAGCTGAAGCTAGCGACGCAGATCAACAGGCAATAGAGGATATCAGAAAACAATGGATTAATGAACGCAATCCACAAATGAAACTCTTACTCAAAATGAGATTGGATGTCCTTGTTAAAGAGGTTAATTCAGCCAAAACTTTTGAGGAAGAGATGAAGAAAGCAACTAATCGATTATATCGTGCAATTGCTGAAATGGTGCAACAAGGTCAAGGGCAGATGCTTGTTAGTATGTCACCTGATGAGCTTAAATCATTTTTAATCTCAAGTGGCATGGGAGACGCTTTGACTTATTTTGAGCGGTCTCAAGTGGACATAGTGGAATTGATCAATAAGGCAACTCTTGCGATTGATCCTGAATTTAGATCAGCACCTCCAAATCTCATTCAAGCGATTGCTCAGCAAACTTCATCGCAAGTCTTTGATGCTCAGATATTGCCTTCTCTTAGTAGTGCAATTCGCAACATGGCAACAACGGCGATCATCGTTGGAAGCTCAAAGCCTGTACTTGATCAAATGAGAATTGCTTTTGAAAAATCAGTTGGCGTTGGTACTACTCAAGCAAGAACGAAGATCGCTGAATTTGGAAGATCTATCAATGCTTTAAATGCTGATGAAGCAGGCTTAGAGAACTTCATTTATGTTGGGCCTAAAGATGGGATAACTCGTCCATTTTGTCGCAAGCTTGTTGGAAAAGTGCTATCTAAGAAACAGATCATCAAGCTTGACAATGGACAACCTTCAAGTGGTCCTCCATTGACTGCTGGTGGTGGCTATAATTGCAGACATTCATGGGCTCCAGTGAGCAAGGGATTTCTAAAGGTCAATGATTTAACGGTGGTTTCAGATAGCGAGATAAAGGACATAACAACATGAGAAAAGCACAACAAGGCAAAAACTATAATTTTATTTGGCAAGCTCCACACCCAATCAGTGGAACTCCATCAATTGCATTCTATCTTGAAGGTGGATCAGTTGGCGGTGCTATGTCTCAAGGTCGATCTGATTTAGTAGCTACTGATTTAGATAGAGATAGACGAGTTATGACTTTGTCAGCATCAGCCACCGCTTTAAAGCAATTTCAATCAGATGCTTTTTTACTCACTGATGCAGATACTTTCTTTTCAATTAAGATCGTTCGCATCACTGGAACGCAAGTGATCTTAGCTGATCCATTGCCTAGAGATATCGCATTCACATCTAACTCAACAATTCAATTTGCTAGTTGGCTTTATACTTGCTCATCTTCCAATGTCACAGCATCTAAGCAAACCGTTGCTTATGCCGTTGAGTATGTACAAAGCGAAGGTACACAAACAATCAATAGAGTTGAAAAAGGATCTTTAAAGATTGTGCCTCGTCCTTTTGATACTGGCTTAGATCATAATAAGCTATGCTCAATTTTTCCACATATTGCCGATCTAGCACCTAGACGGGCCAACGGCTTTGAAGAGCAAATCTCATCAGCACTTGATGAACTTGCTTTATATGTAAGAGATTTAATTGTACCGAGAGACGTTGATGAAGATGATATACACAATTCACATGATTTATTGCAAGCTCATTCCTATCTTGCGATTGCTCGTATCCATGAGCTTAATGGCAATATCGATTTAAGCGAGAAGATGAGAGCAAGAGGCATTGAACTTGCTGATCTTTCTATGAAAACAATCAGCCTTGATTTGAATACAGATGGCATCATACAAACCACTGAAAACAATCAGCGAGTAAGTGCAAGCTCTGATATTCGTGGCAACTTTGCAGGTCGATCAGTTGGAGAGTATGAAGCTCAGTTTATCCCTTCAAGAAATATGAGATGGTAAATGAAAGCAACATTAAGCCTAAACTTGCCAACCTTAAATTTGACTAAGCCTATGATGATAGGAATTGCACAAGATATCTTAGCAATCATCAAGATCAGAATTTACAAAGGCTTGGATTATAATTTAAGCAAGTTTAAGGCATACTCAACAAAACCTATTTACATTGGATATAAATCAACAACCTACAAAAGATTAAAACCTAAAGGTGGAGTTAAAAAACCTAACTCAATGTTTTTTGCTGGTGGTTATGCTGAATATAAAGACAAATCTCGCAAGCGATCAAATGCGATTGAAGGTCAAACGGCGTCCGTTGATTTAACTTTATCAGGGATGATGATGCAAAACTTTGTAGTACTTGATGCAACCAACACAAAATTCACTATTGGTCTTTTGCCACCTGTGCAAGATTATGGCTATGCTGTAAATGAAGATCGTGGCTTTATTGGTTTGGCTGATAAAGAGGTTGATCAGCTTGTGCAAATCGTTAAAGCAAATTTACTTGGAGAATAACATGGGCATATATGAAGCACTAGATCATCTCATAGATCGTATTGAGTCTATCACTCCAAAGACTGATGCTTATCATCATTTTGTATGCATCAAAGATGCTCAAGGCAACACTCTATCGCTTGAGAGTAGATCAAATCAAAATCGCTTGTTTGATATCACTTTTAATGCTCTTGCTCAAGAT